CTGCAGGCGGCATCACCTACCTATAATCTTGCAGGGCAGGGTAACCAGGCACGTGTTGGACAGCCTATCCCGGTCATGTATGGCCGCAACATGATTTATCCTGATTTTGGCGCGCAGCCATATACCGAGTATGCAGGTAATGAGCAGTATCTGTACCAGCTGTTTGTAGTCGGGCAGGGTGAGTACGATATCGAGCAGATCAGGCTGGAAGATACAATCATTGAGTCGTCTGCTATCGAGGATGGTGGTGTTTATGATGCCGCTGGTGCTTTTGAAGAGATTCAGTACCAGATCTGCTATAACCAGAATGTGACGCTCTATCCTTCAAATGTCATTAACTCTGTCGAGGTGACCGGTCAAGAAGGTGGTTGTGTATCTGGAACGTATTCGCAGACTTTGACCGTAATAACCATTGTGCGTAATGGACATGGATTTGTTGCTGGACAGGTTAAATACTTAAACTTCACCAGCGGTACTGCACCTGATGGTTTTTATACGATTGCTACAGTTCCAACCGCAGACACTTTCACAGTAGCTGCAGCGTCTGCGACAACATCTGGCAATGTAGCTATTGGCGATGTCATTGGCCCATTTGTGGCAAATACGGCAGGCACTGATGCCAATGCAATAGGATTTGATATTGTGCTGCCACGCGGCCTTTACTATGCAAATGATAATGGTGGGCTTGATACGCGTTCTATTGATTTCATAGCTCAGGTACGAGAGGTCGATGATCTGGGTGCCCCTATCGGCAGCTGGACAACAGTGGTTTCTGACACGATTTCAAAAGCGACGACGACACCTCAGCGGTTTTCATATAGATCTTCTGTAGCCTCTGCTCGATATGAGGCACGTTTTGCGCGCACTAGCGTAAAAGATACAGACACCCGTACCGGTAATGATATTGCCTGGGCTGGATTACGTTCTTACATGCCGGGTTCTCAAAATTACGGAAGCATTACTGTTCTGGCATTGAAAATGCGTGCCTCTAACCAACTGAGTGCGCAATCAAGTCGTCGCATCAATGTTGTAGCAACACGTAAATTGCCAACCTGGAACGGCTCAACCTGGAGCGGTGCCGTCGCTACCAGAAACCCGGCATGGGCAATCGCTGATATTTGCACGGCTAGCTATGGCATGCAGCTATCAAGCAGCCGTGTCGATCCAGATGGCTTGCTTGCACTGGCGACTACACTGGCAAGCCGCGGTGATAATTTTGATGGGATCTATGACGCTCAGCAACCATGTTGGGAGTCGTTATCACAGATTGCCCGCTGTGGTCGGGCATTGCCTTATATCCAGGGCGGTGCTGTTTATATTTCACGTGACAGTGTAGCAGTGACCCCGGTTGCCATGTTCACCATGCGCAACATCATCAAGAATACATTCAAGCTTTCGTATTTATTCCCGAATGAAGAAACCGCAGATGCTGTGGATATCGAGTATTGGGATAACGGCACATTCCAGCCGAAGCAGGTACGTGCAGCTTTGCCTGGTTCAACCGAATCTGTTGTTGCTAAACGCCAGCTATTTGGATGTTCTGACCGCAATCATGCCTGGCGTGAAGGTATGTACATGGCTGCAGCTAACCGCTACCGCCGTCGCATGCTGTCATTCCAGACCGAGATGGAGGGTTTTATACCTAGCGTTGGCGACCTGATTGCTGTGCAACATGATATGCCGCAGTGGGGTGTTTCTGGAGAGGTTACTAACTGGGATTCCGTCAATTCAATTGCAACACTTTCTGAACCGGTGACATTTGGTGTTGGTACGCATTACATGGCTTTGCGTAAAAGAGACGGCTCTGTTGATGGTCCTTTTGTTGTAACTGCAGGTGTTGATGCTTATCACGTTGTCTTTTCTGTTACGCCATCAATTACACCGGATGCAGGTTTAACCAGGGAACGCACGCATTTTGCTTTTGGTGCAGCAGATGCCATGTATATCGAGGCCAAAGTGCTTGGTATCAAACCACGCAGTTTGGAGCGCGTGGAGATTAGTGCGGTGGTTGAATCAGATGCTGTGCATACGGCAGATACTGGAACGCCCCCTAGCGAGTCATCCTGGCAACTTGAAACAAGGATCACCGTGCCAGAAATTGCGGGGCTTATGGCTCGATCTGACCCGTCGGCAGCTGAAAAGATGTTTTTATCCTGGCAGCCTGCTGCTGGTGCAGATCATTACCTGATTGAAGTTTCAGATTCCGGCAATGGCTGGACGCGCGTGGGCGAGACATCAGTTGCCAATTACACCACAGTAGCGCCCTATGGTGCGCGTACTCAGGTTCGTGTCGCAGGGGTTGGCGCAGTGCGCGGCCCTTGGGTAGAGATTAATTACGGCAGCAGCGCTGCTTATATGTACAGCGGTACCGATAGCAATCTGATGTGGGATGCTATTGATACCACCTTAATGTGGAGATACTAAAATGCCAACACCATTACCAGTTAGTACGGACTTTGCCGGATCAGCCGTCACCGAGGGTGGATTCAAAACCGCGATTTCAAATCAACGTGCATTCCTGGCAGGTTTATTAGGAACGACCGGAGGTGTAGATGCCGCCCTTGCAACACTAGGTGCATTAGGCGGTCAATCAGCCGCTAAAACAACCGCATACACAGTAGTCGCAGCAGATCGCGGTAAGGTCATTGACTGCAATGGCACTTTTACGCTGACGCTGACAGCGGCTGCAACGCTTGGTGCAGGTTTCAGTTTTATTGTTGTGAATACAGGATCTGGGACCATCACCATCGATCCTAATGCATCGGAGCTTATCAACGGTGCAGCCACTGAAACAGTAACAGCTGGCAATTGGGCAATTGTAACCTGTAATGGTACAAGTTTCAGGAGCCTGGAGTCAGTAGCGCCTGCTGCAGCTGATCCATCAATGACCTTATTAGGTACTTTAACCACCACATCCGGTACGACGCAGACTTTAGGTAGTTTGAATTTAACTAATTATAGATATTTATACATTGATATCAATGGCGTGTCGTTTACGACCGGCGTTATAACGATGACGTTAGGTGGGGTTGCATGTGCATCACCAACAACCGGTGCATCGGGGCCGGCTAATACACAAAAAGGCATAGTTCTTGTTGATTTAGACAGTGGGCTGGTTCAATGGTCTGCTGCTGGATCAGCTATAGCGAATCCAAGTTGTGGTGCATCAGTTAGCTCTTACAACAATGCATCAACGTCCATTCAGTTTGCTGGCGGTACATTTGATGCCGGCACTATTAAAGTTTACGGGGTGAAATAATGACACAGTTTATTCATGTAATTACTGATTCTCAAACTGGTGAAGTGACTGAGGTGCCATTCACGCAGGAAGAGATCGATGCTTATCTTTTAGCCAATGCGCCAAAAGTTCCAAAAGTCGTAACCATGCGTCAAGCCAGGCTGGCACTGTTACAAGCTGGATTACTTTCAAATATTCAAGCTGCCATTGATTCTTTGGCAAGCCCTGCTAAAGAAGCAGCACAAATTGAGTGGGAATATTCGCAGGAAGTGCATAGAGATAAAGAACTGGTTCAAATGCTTGCCCCTGTTTTGAATCTATCGAATGCGGAATTAGATAATTTGTTTTTAACCGCATCGACACTATGAATTTACTTTTCACCAGGCGTAGGCATATCGGGTCGTGGTTTATTCGCTTTGTTACATGGAGCGAGTATAGCCATGTGGATATTGTACTTGATGAGCATTACTTGATTGGTGCGATTGCTGGTGATGGTGTGGTGATTAATTCAATTAATTACCGCCTGGATAAAGCATCTAAAGCCGTGATGATGAATCTGCCGGTGCAATCAATCGATGATGCAGTTAACTATGCAAAATCACAGCTTGGTAAGCGCTATGACTGGTGGGGTGTGATTGGAATAGGGTTAAAAAGGAACTGGCAAGATGATGATAAATGGTCGTGTGCAGAATTGGCAGCCGCCGCCGCAAAACATGCAGGACAGAAGCCTTTTGATAGCAGGTTTTACCATCGCATCACGCCTCAACATTTGCTGATGCTTAATTTTGAGAAGGTAAAAGTTAAGTAATTATTAATGATTTAAGCGCCAAGCAATAGGCGTTAATTAACAAAAATAGAAAGGTAGTTAAATGCCAGATCCAGTTACACATGCAACTAGCCCATGGTTGATAGCAACGCTAACCGCAGCTGCCAGTTTTCTTTTTGATCTGCCGCTTGGCGTGGTGATTACCGCTGCCGGTGGCGCATATTGGGCTGTATATCGTAATAAATCTCTCAAGGTTGGTAGCTCTATTTTATTGATTATTGGCGGCATGCTCATTGCAGTAACGCTTGTGCATGGTGTGACATGGATGTTTGAGAATCTGTTTGGCATGAAAGACATCCCGCAGCGGCCGGTTGCTTTTATTCTTGGTTTTGCAGTGATCGATAAGCCATGCCGCGATGCTTTGATTAGCTGGATTAAATCTAAATTTGATTTCCTGCAGGTGCAAAAATGATTGAGATCTTAAATGTGTTGATTGGGCTTTATATTGTAGTCGATGCTGTTTACCTAGCATCGAAGGCTGATGGTGAAACACGGTATTGCATGATTGCAAAATATACCGGTGCGGCTATGAGCGGGTTGTATATGATCACAAAGTTCCATAATGAATCCAGCATTTTATTTGGCGTAACCATTGCGTTGTTTATGTGGCCAGACAGCTACTTTAGGTTGCTTGATTACCTGCAGATAAAGAACTATCGAATATACCTGGCGGTGATTGGCATTTTTAAGCATCAATCTCGCAGGAAGGGTGAGGGTAGATGAGGCCTGATTTAAATGCATTGATTGGCCGTGAGGGTAAGTACAGCAATAACCCAAGTGATGCCGGTGGCGAGACAATGTGGGGTATCACTAAAACTGTTGCGCGTGAGCATGGCTATTTAGGCGAGATGCGTTCTATGCCAAGGCTGGTGGCCGAACAGATCTATCTTGGTCAATATTGGATAAAACCGCGTTTTAGTGATGTTGCTTTGGTTTCAGAAGCCATTGCAGAAGAATTGTTTGATGCCGGCGTCAATATGTCGCCTGCAAAATCGAGTGAGTTTTTGCAGATTGCGCTTAATGCGTTTAATAAGCAGGCAAGGTTATATCAGGACATTAGCGAAGATGGAGCCATTGGCAGCGTAACGATTGCAGTTTTGAAAAAATTCTTAATGTTTCGTGGTAAGGAAGGCGAACAGGTCATGCTGACTGCGCTTAATTGTTTGCAGGGTGCGCGTTACATTGAAATATCTCGGCACCGTGCGGCTAATGAGGATTTTGTGTATGGGTGGCTATTAAATAGGGTGGGGGTCTGAATATGAATCTGTTTGATTTTATAGCAGGACTTGGCCTCAAAGTTAAGGCTGCGATTATTGGTGTATTGATTCTTGGTGCGTTCATTGCAGGCTGGAAAGTTCACGGCTGGAAAACAGACGCTGGCATAGCTAACGGTATCAACCGCGATTTAAAGACCAGCCAAACGCTCAATGTGCAATCTGAAAAAATCATCGAAACCAAGTTGGCCAAAGAACAGGAGATAAAAATTGTATATCGAGACATTAAACATGAAATACGTGAGCAGGCTGATGATCGCATTTGCTTCACTCATGATTCTTTGCAGCTGTGGAACGCCGCGATCACAGGTGCCGATAGTCATCGAGCCGAGCCTGCTGGAACGGCCACAGAAAATGCAGCCGTTGTCGCCACAGTTGAAGAAGTCCTTACAAACGCCGCAGAAAACTTTGAGACCTGTAACAGCAACTCAGTAAAGCATAACGCGCTGCTGGATAAGCTGGAGACGCTTAAGGGGAGGATGTGCGTTTGTAGTGAATAGGATAAAGGGGCCGGAGCCCCTTTGAAACTATCCTGTAACTTCTGTAACCGGGGTATAAATATTAGTTCCAATTAACAAATATATTGCTTTTAAGCAATTTTGCTTTGAAGTGTAGCTTTCTCCGGAAGCAACTATCTCACCATTTGCTCCCTTGAGCCTCCATCGCCATTGTCCAAAATATGCATTCCGAATAGATAGAAGATGTGACACATATTTAACTTGATAGTATTCGAATTTCATTTAAATCTCCTTTAAGCTTCTAAAAAAAGGCTAAGGGAGGTTAAATTATTTTCGTTGACGTTGTAATCTGTTCAGATTAAAGTAACATCTCAGCACGGTGGTAATTTACCACCTCCCCAGTGACTCGATTCCTTGCCGGGAGTCGGGTCATAATCACATCAAGCCACAATATATAGTGATTAATATGTAATTTAATCATTCGGTTGTGGTAGGTCAAGATATTTTTTCCACGCTATTTTTTGAGTATTTAAGTAAGTAAACACTTTTCGATTGATTGATGATAAATCGTTAATTTATGTTGTATAAAAGACACACATGAGTGATTTTTAGTTTTTAATCCTATAATTTTAAATTAACTACACGCAATTATTAATAGACAAATAAGACGCACTTAAAGG